CAATGGTGCAACCAATGCTCCAGCAAGGATTGCAAACTCTGGTCGGATGTCAGCAACAATTGCCAACAGGACAGTAATACCGGAAGCAGCCACAGCTCTTAAATATGACTTAATTGCTGCCTTGTGCTTGTTAGATAGTTTCATTTGTCTCCTGATCTGGTAGGTCGATTTCTTCAACGATATTGTTATTTGGCTTGGATGGGTCAAAGCCGCCGATGCCGTAAGTAGTTATCTTCATTATGCCGCCCTAAATTGTATTCTTGCAGGACCAGTCGCACCGAGGGTAGGTGTAGCAGTTGAAGGCAAAGCCCCAGATACAGAGTCTTGAATATAAGTCGCTGCGTAAAAACTCTGCATAGATGTTGCAGCGACAGGCGCATAATTGCCTGTTCCAGAGTTCAATATTCTCATGGTTGGAGTACCTGTTGAACCTTGATTTACGCCACAGACGTAATACAAACCTGCTGTAAGAGTTAAAGATACTGTGTTTTGTTTTAAGCCAGTTGTCGATGTATCAATAGTTCCAGCATCTAACAATAAAGCAGAAGGTTCATCATTGCTATTAGATGAATAAATTCCCAGTCTGTAAGTAGTTCCTGCAACGCCACCCGATACGACTTCTGCACCAATTCTGTCGATTGTTATACTTTGACTTATGAATAATGGTGTGAACAAAAGTCTATTTTTTGTTTGCGTTGCTGTTGCAAGAGTTGCACCTATCATTGGTTCGTAATAATAACCTGAACGATAATTTATATTCCAGGGAGTCGCATATTTAAGCAACCTAGTATTGGCATTATCATTAGCAATCTTAACCGCATTTGCAGTAGCAGCGGTTGTTGTGCTTGTGCTAGATACTGAATCTGTTAATTGCAATACTCCAACAGCAGATGTTGTGCCAGTAGATACTGAAAGATTGGCAGCTGATGAAGTGCCAGCATTGGTAAGTGGTGCATTAACTGTGACTACGCCAGATGAACCTTGAGCACCAGTTGCTCCAGTAGCACCAGTAGCACCTGCAGGCCCTTGCACACCTACGTCTGAAACAGTAACTGTATTATTTACAGGCGTAACTGTTACAGAATTGACAACCTCAGTGACTGTTAAGGTGTTGTCGCTCATCTAGTTACCTCTGGGGATACTGTGGCAACTCCTTGAATCAATCGGGTTTTTACAGATGTTGGAGATGTAATCTCTAGATCATAGAAAAATGTATTAGCAGCTAGAGCAGCGGTTTGCGTGTCTGTAATCGTAATACTAATTAAGCCACTTGCTCCCGTAATTACAATTCCATTGGATGGGCTGGATAAAGACAATACTGGCGTTGAGGCATCATAGGAAAGCCTTAACTGCATAGCAGCTGTGTAATTAGTCAGGTTGATTGCAGCACCCGCTGGATCTTTGTAAGTAATGGCTAAAGTATAGGTTGCGCCTTGATCGATTAGTATGTTGTATGGACTAGCCATTTTGTCCTCCTAGTAGTGGGATATAAAAAAACTCAGAATTCTTATCTTGATCTTTCTTAAAACTCACATGGATATGATGGTTATGAGGATTGCCTTTATATTTACGCCAACGCCATCCAAGTAAGGGTGATGCAATTTTTGACTGATGAATTACATAACTGATGCGACCATTGGTTTTCCCGTATGATCGAATTTGATCTGCCAAATATGCTGAAAGCCCTTTGTCGTCAGAAAGCCGAGCGTCAATATCAATTGCTCGCACGCATCCATTTGTGTCTGGGTTGTGATCGCTCTTTCGTGTGCTATGTCTAGCATCACCAATCCACCCATCAGATTTGCGCAAACGCTCTGGGAAGGAATCATCAATCTGCTCACGCAACTGCACAGCTGCTTTAGACAACCATGGCTTCATTACAAACCTAGTGCTTGCAAATCCTCAACAGTCAAACCAAGTGCTGCAAGTTTAGCCTGTGCTGCTGCTTTGGCTGCTGCTTTGTCAATTACTGCCTGTGCTTCATCGGCTTTAACTTGCTCAATAGCAGCATTAATCTCTGCCTGTGTTGGCGCATCGCCTTCTAAAAGATCCCATTTGATTGTGGAATAATCCTCATCAGTAAATGAAAATTGAGCATTTGGCTTAAGATGTCTAATTGCTTTGGTTAAGTAATTCATTATGCACCTATTTCTAGCAAGGTAATTGATGATTTTGTTGATCCTTCTTGTGCAATAACCACACCACTAAGTGAAGTCTGTGTAACTTTAGCCTGTGTTTTATATGTTGTTGCCGATGTTGTTGCTGGGCTGTCTAAATAAATTAAAGGCGTTTGGTCTTTTAATGTTAATCTGACAATAGTTGCGCTTGTCATTTGTAATCCAATAGCTTGTGCGCCATTCGCACTACCAAAATCATAAATAGAACTTGCACCCCTTAAAAGTTGCAAACTGCTACCTTGACTTAAAGAAGTGTTTGATGCACCATCTCTATCACAATATAAACTTTGTTGAACTAATACTAGAATTTTGCTAGTTGCAGAGGTTGGCGTGATAGTGGCAGTCAATGTTGTATCTGTAAAAGTATCTGATGCAATTGATGTTGATGTTGAAGTTGTTGCTTGGATTACCTGCAAAACTTTTCCGCCACCACCAGCAGGAGTAGCCCAAGATGGCACGCCAGCAGCAACAGTTAAAACTTGACCTGTTGATCCAATTGCAAGTCGTGTGTTTGTGTTGGCTGTTGCTGATCTATAAGCAATGTCGCCAGTTGTTGTTTCTGGATTTAAATTTTTAGTTGTTGTATCAATAGATGAACCAAGCGTGCGAATAGCAGCTGCGCCATCCTTGACCAGATCTGTGTCATCCGGTGTTTCCCAATTATAGTTCGTAGTGTTTGCCATATTAGGCTACTGCTCCAATCGCATTTTCCCATGTAAGTGTACCACTTAGAGTGTTCCAAGCCTCTGAGGCTGATACTTGTTCCCACCGAAGTGCTACTGTGGAAAACTCAATCGGGCTCAAATTTATGGTTAAAAATAATTCGTTGAATCTAGTGCTCCAACGCCAGCCTTCAACATAACCCTCAAATTGTAAGGTTGGGGCTATCTGGACAGGCAAGTCTGTAATTCGCATTGGTTGCCCAATAAAGATGCCAAGCAAGGCATCTCGGTCTGCATCATCAATGGCTGAGTTAGTCAATGGGAATGTAATGCTGTCAAATAAGGCTCTTGGATAGGCTCGCAATTCAATAAAGCGATCAGCTACATCTTGAGCATCATTACCATCGTGCAAAACTGTATTTAATGATTCGCCCCTAAAACCAAACAATTCAATACTTGTGGCATCCAATGCAGTTCGCTCTGAACCAAAGTTTGAACCAAATCTGACCACAACATCATTGCGAACATCTGAACCCCTAGTCAAAACTTTCAATCCCACTCCAAAGGCTGTGTTGGCTGAAATGTCTGTGTAACCATTATTTGCGAGATAATTCTGCCGGTGAATAGCATCCGCATAACCAATCCGTCCTTCATTGTCCTCATACAAAACTCCAAATGCACTTTGAGCAATAAGGCTTGCAATGTTATAGACCGTATCCGGCTCTGCTGATCTTGCCCTAATATCAAATTGCCCTGGACGATCAATTTCGCCAAGCCCTAAATTTTCAGCATTTGCCCATGTAATTGTTGGATCATATCCTGACCATGTTTCAGCTGCCGGCACTTCATTCCAATTGTTAAGAAATAAACCTGATAACAATTCAAAAATTTGATCTCCGTCATCAGCTCTTGACAATGTGCCCTCATAAATAACTTTCGGCAATTTAGCCAATGAACCTAATGCAAGGATTGTGTAAGTAAAAGTTTCTGCAACGCTACTAGCTGATGCAACCTCGGTGGTGATGTCTGTAATGTTGCCACCAAATAAAGTCCTAAAAACATTGGTGCTATCTTTGACCTGTAATGCTATTCCGTCATTAACTTGGAAATTGTAGTTTTCATTGTTTAAAGCCACTAATGCAATTTGAATATAAGATGGCGTTGGCTGTGCGTAAATATCCTCACGCCCTGCTTGATGGGCTATATCAGAGATAGCAACATCGGTGTATTCCACACCATTGATGCTTAACTTATATTCAGGCGTAAAGACTGACATTATCTCGCTCTAGTGATGCCGCTGTTATACAGCTGTGGAACTGATCTTGATGAACTCTGATTAATCACCTTAGCGACTGCTCTAGCAGCACCTTCGGAATCTACCGCTTGAACTGTAATATTTGTGACCGCTGTTGTTCGGTTCTCTCTAGTGTTTGCCGGAACTGCTGGCAATGGTGCTGCGCCTAACATTCCAGCCTGACTTGCACTTGGAGAAACATTTGGAATGTATCCAATATCTGCTCCGGGTTTAGCAATGTTAATAAATCGAATTGCTTGGTTGGCTAGTTCAGTTAACCCACCAACTACCTCTCTAACGAAATTAATGAATCCTGCAAGAATGCCAGCAAGTCCATTAATTGCTTTACCAAATGTTTCAGCACCTTTTTGACTTTGTGCTAGTCCTGCACTCAAGCCTTCATCACCAGTTAATCCTGCAATAAAGGCATTTAATGTTGGAATGCCGGTGTTATTTAAAAAACCAATAAATTGCTCAACTGCTGGGAGTAATGCAACGCCTAACGATTCCTTGGCTTCATCAAATCCAACTTTTAATCGATCGATCTTACCTTGGAATGTTTCAGCGTTTGCAGCTGCTGCGCCACCATAAAGATCCGACAATCTTTCCTGCACTTGAGTAAATGACAAAGTGGATAGTTCCGCCTTAGATAAACCAAGACCCAATCTGCCAAGAGCTGTGGTATTGCCATCCTGTGCTCGACCTAATGCGTTTGCAACAGTTTCTAATTCAATGCCACGACCTTTGGAGATGTCTAAAGCAAGGTTTAATAACTTTTGCGCTTCCTCAGTTGATTTTGTAGATACTGCCAACCTCTGCATCGCTGGACGAAGTTGGTCATCAGCCACCCCAGTCGCTAAAGATGTCTTGAGAATCATTGCCTCAGTTGCCGCTATTTGGGCATCAGTAGCCCCTGTGGCTTCTCTCAAAGCATTAGCCAACCTTAACTGTGCTTGCTCATCCTCTATTGCAGCCTTGACCCCATCAATGGCTAATTTAGTGCCATAGGCAACGGCAGCAGCAGCAGCGACTGCAAATGCAGCAGCAGCCTTCTTGCCAAATTCTGAAATCTTGCTTGAGTTACTTTCAACCGCTTTGTCGGCTTCGCCTAGCTTCTTTTTTAAGTCATCAACATCGGCAAGGATTGATAACTTCAATGTGCGGTTACCGGTTGCCATTAGACCCATTCCTTAATAATTCGATTAAAAGCCTGTTCCCATTTGTTAATCAATTCAGGCTGAATTCTGCGAAGGGTTGGATAAATGAACCATCCTCGAGATCCACGACCTTGCCGTCCCGAATAACTAGGAAACTGTTTAAATTTATTTGAACCAAACTCAACGCCACCCCATAGGGTTTGCGTAGTAGCACCACCTGAAAACTTTTGTCTTGCGAAACCATACCGGAACTCACCGATCTTGCTCGATTTAGAAATGCTAACGCCTTCTGCGACTCTTTCCGCAACCTTGCCAGCCTTTGTTCGAGATCTAGCTGCCTGTTTAATTTCCTCTGATGCAAAATAAGCCAAAGCAGCAGATTGAGTTCTTGCTTCCTCTGTTGCTTGGTCATCCATAAGTTTGAAAGCCTTGTAAATATCACGCAGATCGTTTTTATTGTATGCAATGGTTTCTTTAGCCATTCCTTGCCTCC